ACCCAGGTGTTGTTGAACCAGTCCGAGTATAGTAACAGAATCGAATGCTGTTCCATCGGTATCTTTCCCAAGCTTGCGCCTGAGTAGCCAACCACGGAAATGAGGCAGCGAGACCAGGATTTAAGGCAACGGTTTGTTGAACAGTAAAGTTAACAGACCCCGAGATTGATCCAATAAGTTCCTTATGGATAATCCGGACCCGGTCCCCCGAAGCGCGAATAACCGCCGCTTTGGATTTCATACGGCTAGAATATGCCGCTGCTACCGACTCAGGTGCCACGTGTTCTCCTTGAGAACGCGCAGGTTTCTTCCCGTCAGCTTTGGAGGAAGAAGACTTCTTGACAGATTTTGAAGACATCTGTCCGGACTTTTTGATATTCGACTTCATGAGTGTTTAATATGGGATCCCACTCGCTCCCGAGTGCGACTATACATCGTGTTAACCAACATCTTGGGTATCCGTGTAGTCTGTCGACTTTCCGATGGCACCTACATTTCAAAACCACCTTAGTACGGAAGTATTAAGATCAGAACTGACCTCTGGTTCGCCCGAAGGAACCCCCAGTTAACCGCAGGCCTTTCGGCATTCTGGCTAGGATTATAGCTCTTCTCACCGTTTTGGATACTAAATAACACGACCCCATGGCTGCTTTTAACGCCCTCCCAAGGCAGAACACACTCAACAGTTATTGAAAGCACTTTCTCGCTCTAAATAGTCCGCATAGAAAGTGTCCTCGTCGTCAGAACTATCGGCGAGGATCGTCGAAGAAGAGGATGAGCAATCCTCAGGAGAACTAATCTCCAATTCGTCAGGATCAACGAAGGTACAATTCTTTGATTCATAGGGATTTGCATAGGTCTCGCAAATCTCCCGGGCACCAAGATAGGACAAAATCTTCTTGGTTTTGCATGATGGTTCGTGCCAGTTCAATGCACGACGGTATTGGTGAAAGAGTTCATAGTCGAGACTCTTACCAGCACCAACAACATAGGCTGTCGATCCGAGACAGCGTGGAAGGATGGACTCCAAATAGTCATCCACGGTCATTTGATTCTCTTTCAAAGGACCCTCAACAGGTTTACCTTTAATCACCCAATCAAAGGAGGGTGGTCTGAGCTTCGACAACTTCTCAAGTGCACAAGAAACAGCACGAGGGAGTTCCATTATCTTTTCTTTAAGAGCGCGAACGGCTCTATTCCGGAGGAAGAAGGTCGCAACTTTACGTTGTAGCTTACTCACACCGAATTTCCAGCCCACAGGGGGAGGAATTCCGATGCCGCCGAGATCCTTATGAAGAAAGAAGTTCGGAACAAAACCACCAAGATGAGGACAGAGTCTATCAATAGTTCGAAGATAGATTCGTCTGCACATCATCCTAGATCGTTCATTGGGACAACTCTCGATCAGAGACCAAATAGCTGGAGCCTGACCTAAGGTTCGGGTTATTTCCCCTCTCTTGATATTATGTCCAAGAGTTACAGATAATGGTATATACTCAACTTTCTTTTTGTTGACCATATCCACGAAGATTGAATTAATAAGAGCCCAACGACTACTTTCGTAGGTCTTCGCCTCATTAACAATCAATCCTACATCGTCGGCAGCTTCACGCCAACGAGCACCATCATGTTTCTTTCCCTTAAAGAGAATATCGTCACCGTTAATTAGAACCCTTGATAGTCTAGGGTCGTGACGTCCAGTGATCGTGAAGGTTCTCATAAAAGTCGAGAGATTAATAATGCAGAGAAGAGTAAAGGACAAAGGATTACCCATCAGTTGACCCCGTGTTTGCAAAACCACAGAGCCATCAGGATAATGAATATATGCCGCACCGAGACACTTACGTGCCATCTGTCCAAGCAAAGTCTTTGACTGTCCTATATTTTTCAAAATACGCTCCAGGCAGGCACTAGTGGCCTCCATGGAAAGGGCGTCGGTGGCAGAATCATAGTCACCGGAAAAATAAATCTCTCCCTTCTCATCACATAACCTAAGTATTTGATCAATGACATGATCAGTCATTGTACCGAGAGAACAAGATTTCCACATGTTAATAAGGAAACCCTGAAGTGAACGCATACTAGTATATAATGCCTCACGTCCAATAGTAATGACGCGATACTTACCAGGTTCTGGTATCGCCTGATACTTCACATCATTACTCTCTTCCATAGCTCGACAGAAGAGACGGTACTCTAAGTCATCGGAATACTTTTTCTTCTTTCCGAA